TGAAGCACCATGGCTCCTTCTTCGGCGTTGACGACGATGGAACTTTTCGAGTCTCCACCATCGGCGCCACCAATGGGCAAACAGATGAGCAAGGCAACGAGCCTGCTCAGGACAACGCAGTGGGGCATCAGACGTATGAACTGCCCCTCGATACGACCTACACCGTCGTCTTCAAAGACGGGCAAGGAGACCGTACCCAAGAGCCGGTGGAGAAGGTAAAAATCACCTTCAACAAAGACGAACACATCATTGAGTTCATCGATGACTCGGTGCTTTTCACGAGCGACAAAACTCAATTCAAGGTTGAGCTGGGTGGAGAGACACTCCTCGTTCAGGACAAAGACGGAAGCGCTACGTTGAAGGTGGGGGATGGCGCTGTGAAGGTGGCCATCGCGGACCATCTTCAGACTCTTTGGACTTCGCTCAAGTCTACTCTGGACATTTGGGGCGCATCCCACACGCATCCGACCGGCGTAGGCCCTAGCGGCCCACCGTCTCCTACGCTCATGGCAGATGCATGGGATTCGGCGGTTGCTTCCACAAAGGTCACCATTCCAGACGGATGAGGTAGAAGATGGGCATCATCAAAGATTTCCTCGGGCAGTCGGAAGCTTCTCGACAAGCGCAAGGACAAGATGACGAGTTCTATCGTCGACGTCCGTTCTTCTTTGAGTTGTTCGTTCCGAACAGCATGGGAGGCGGTCCCTACTTGTTCCCTCTCATGCTCAACCCACAGAGCTATACTCTGGACGAGCCTTTTACAGTCCAATCCACTCCAACCCAGGGTGGCGGTTTGTACGTCGAAGAGAATGGTATTGTTCAGCGCATGCTGAACATCAAAGGCACGACAGGCGTTAAGCCCAGGCCTTTGCGAGCCAACGCAAGGGACCTTTTGAAGAGAAGCAAGGAAGGCTACAAGTCGTACGGTAGGCAACTTCCAGATGTGCCGTTGTCCGTAGCTCTTTCTGGACAAAGGCATTTTCAATATCTCCAAGACGCGGTGTTCCGTACCTATGCAGATTTGAAGGCGGACCCTTCTACTTCCGAAGAAACGCGGCTTCTGTTCCACATCCCGAAGGACGATGAGCATTGGATTGTGGTGCCGCAAAAGTTCATGCTCTCGCGGTCCAAGGATTCGCCAGTCACGTACACGTACGACATCCAGCTTTTGGTAGTGGGGCCAGCCAACAAGCGTTTGTCTCACTTCTCAGAAGACAAGAACTGGATGGACGCGGTGAAGAGCGTCCAAAGGTTGGCGCAATCAGGTGTGCGCTTGGTGACAGGCGCCTTGAACGATTTGACGGCTCTGAGTTCAGAGCTTATTCGCCTCATTCGCGGATTCGATACCATCGTGGGGGATGTAGAGACGGCGCTGGATGCCGCGTCTAATTTCGTCACAGGGACAACTGACCTCATTGAGACGCCGTTCTCTTCTCTGGATTCGACCATCTTGGCCATTGAATCGGCAATGGAAACTCGTGAGTCCATTGAGCAAGCCATTGATGACATTCGAAAACTACCGGCGACAACGCGCCAAAAGTTTCGTCAGGTGGTGGATGGGCTTGAGCGCCTCATGACGCACCCAGAGTCTTTTGAGACGCCTCCGCAGAAGGAGGCCCGAGAGAATAAGCAGCGGCAAGAGTTGGCGCTCTCAGTGAGTGTAGACACCTTGAACACGGCTCTGGAAACCGCGCCTCCATCGACTCTGGATGACGTGGAGAATCTGGGAACGACTATTACCCAAGGCGATGCTTTGTCATCGGATTATGAGCTGGGAGTAGCCAGAGCCGCGAGAGACTACGCCAGCACATTCGAGGTAGACATTGGCCAAGGCGATTCCCTCGTGAGCTTAGCAGCCACGCATCTTGGAGACGCACGCTTGTGGCAGGATATTGCGCTGGTCAATGGCTTGAAGCCGCCGTTCGTGGATGAGCTTGCATCCATCAACCTGGACAGCACAGACGAAACGCCATTTGCGGATGTTCTTGGAGTGGGTGGGAAGATTCTCATCCCCTCGTATGCGCCTCCTCCGCAATCACAACCACAGCTTCCAGTCTTAGGAGTGCGCCCAGAAGAGCCCGCTGAGAATCACTTGCTGGGAACAGATTTCCTTCTGGAGCAGGACCCCAATTCTCGGGATGGGGCGCCTCTCTTTGACATTCCAATCGACACAGACCGAGGTTCAACGGATGCTCGATTGGTTTCTGGAATTGCCAACATGGGACAAGCCATCGGAACACGTCTGAGAACGCAGAAGGGCACAGACGTGCTCTACAAGCAGATGGGGCGCATTCGCATCATCGGGACCAGCATCACGGCTGTGAACATGGAGCTTTCCAGATTCCGAATCACGGAAGCCATTGAGCAGGACCCGAGAGTCCAGACAGTGCGTGAGATAGCGCTCACCAACGCGGAAAGTCCTGAGTCATCCAACGCCACAGATAGGTTAGAGGTAGATGCTGTGGTAGCTCTTCGGGGCTTCACACAAAACGCCAATATACGGACCACCTTGTAGGAGATAGTCGTAATGCCAAAGTTCACTCCCAAAAGGTATGAGCAAATTCTGCCTCAGATGGTTGCGAAGTTGGTCGCACGTACCGCTCTGAGCGATGTGTCTGATTCGTCCGTGATGAAGCACCTCTTGGCAGCCGCAGCACGCCAAGACGACGAGCAATATTATCAGATGGCATTGTTGCTTCAACTCTTCAGTATCGACAAGGCGTCTGGAGACGACTTGGATGCAAGAGCGAAGGATGTGCAGCCTTCTGTCATCACGCGCATCCAGGCGGGTAAGTCTTCGGGCACAGTGGTCTTCTCCGCAAAGACAGCGGTTGTGGCTCCGGTGAGTATCCCAGTCGGCACGAAGGTAAAGACGGCCAGTGGAGACCTCTTCACCACGACGGCCGCAGGAACCATCCTTCCAACGAGTCCAGAAAAGATTGCTGGCCATGGAGTTGGTAGAGACTCCGACCTTGTTCCTGCAACGGCGGATGTGCCGGGCTCGGCTGGGAACGTGGCAGCCAACACTATAGTGAAGATGGTGACGAAGCCTTCTGGAGTTGAAGAAGTCACCAACCCAAGCGCATTCGCAAATGGACGGGACAAGGAGACTGACGACGCGTTCAGAGGCCGTATCAAAGCCTTCATTTCCAGCTTGCCGCGCTCCACCGTGGGGGCCATCGAGGCCGGTGTTCTGGGCATTCAAGACCCTGATACGAGCGCTACTGTTCTGTTCGCCAAGGTGGTGGAGGACATTGTAGAGCGTGGAGAAGTGACGCTTTACATCGACGATGGAACGGGTACGGCTGAATCCACGGCTCTCGTTGTGGGTGAGAATATTACCCTCGGAATCGGCCAGTTCGACTGGCAAAAGGGCATTATCACCATCCCTGCGTCGTCTCTGGTTGATGGGGAAACGGTTACCATAGACGACGGCATCAACCCATCTACCGTGTTTGAGTTCGATATTGGCGGGGGTGGAGTGTCACCAGGCAACGTGGCTGTGGTCTTGGTGGGAACGGAAGACGCGGCAGGTGTAGCGACGGCTTTGGAGTCAGCTATCAACGGCGTTGGCGGTACTCTGGAAGCTACTGCGTCTGTTTCTGGAAACGTCATCACGGTGAACCATGATTCGGCGCCTGTAGGCGTTCTTACAGTTTCAGATACGGTAGCTGACGTAGGGTTTTTTGCGGGCGTCATTTCGTCGGCTCTGGGTGGGGAAACAACGCTGTACGTTGACAATATTCCTATCGACCCCAATGAGGTCTTCACAGTTACCAGCTCGGTTCGCGGTGTGCTGGTAGAGAGCGTGGACTTTGTCCGCAATTCAGCGAGCGGACAAATCGATTTTAACCCGGCGCTAGTGGCTGGTGAAGTCATCACGGTGGACTACACGTACTTCACGGGCCTCATTCAGTACGTCCAGAAAGTGGTGGATGGGGACGCCAATGACCGGGCAAACTTCCCCGGTCTTCGTGCCGCAGGCGTACGCGTTACCGTGACTACTCCCCAGGTTCTCATCCAGAATGTGGATTGTTTCATCACGGTGGCCGAGGGCTACGAGCGGGACTTGGTGGCGGCCGATGTGGAACAGGCCATTCTGGACTACATCAACAACTTGGGCATTTCTGGGGACGTAGTTCTGGCCAAACTGACGGCTGTCATCATGGACGTCGACGGCGTCATCAACGTGGACATCACGTCACCTACCAACGATATCATCATTCTGGACGACCAATTGGCCCGCACCACAACTGCGAACATCACGGTGAGATAAGCTATGGCAACGAATCCCACACCAGCTACAGGGCAGTACAACACGACGTCGAGCCCAACGGCGGCGTCGTGGACGCCTGAAGTTGGGTTTGGTGCAGATTCGTGGGATGTGTACCTGGGCACTGACGAGGCGGCCGTTGCAGCCGCTACTCCTGTGGACCCCGAGTTTCAAGGTAACGTCGGTTCCCCTTCTACGAACCTCACCACAGTCTACGGAACCACGTACTATTGGCGCATCGATGAGGTGCAGGGCGGGGTACCTCAGAACACGGGGACGGTCTGGTCGTTCGTTACTGAGGTTCCCGGCATTGTCTCGGGCCACACGCCGTTAGACTTGGCAACCAATGTGGATGACCAGCAAGTTCTTTCTTGGTCAGCCTCAACCTTCACGGACAAATACGACATCTACTTGGGAGACACGCCCAACCTGACAGCCGCACACTACAAAGGCAGTGTCGCTGCTCTCTCCTACGACCCAGGCG